CTATTTGAGCCTGACCGCCGTGCCCGTCACGAACACCACCAGCATACTGCCCTTGCCCGACGGCATGCTGATTTCAAAGTTGACCCCCACCACCGCATCGGCTTGCAGTTTTGCAGCACGCTCCTTGAGCTCGTCGGTCGCCTGGGTCCGTGCTTCGCGCAAAGCTTTCTCCAGCGTCTGCGAGCGCCCGCCGAAGAAGTCGCGCATCCCGGCGAACATATCCCGCACAACGTTGATGCCCTGTACCGACTCGGCGCTGACGACGTCCAGGTAGGCAGCAATCTGCCGGCCCTCGACACTGTGGGTCGTGGTGATAATCATGAAGTGTTCCTTGTAGAACTGGCCGAAGCCTTGGAGACGTACATACTCAATGATGACGGCAGTTGCCTGCCGCTCAAGGATGCGCAGGAGTGTGTATGACGGTATTTCTGTTGCTGTACCTGTGCACCGACGCGTCGCGCAGCAGTTGCCAAGTGATCCCGGTCGAACACTGGGTGCAGGCTGACGCCTACCAACTGTGCGTCGCCGAAGCCAAGCGGTTGACCCGCGACCTTACCGCGAAAAACCGCCAAAGCAACTACTTCGTCTGCGAAACCCAGGTCGCCCCCTGACCTACAGGCAATCGCGCACCGCCTTGCGCAATGCCCCGGACTTGGCCCACGGCGGCCCCTGATAGAGCGAGACCTTGCTGCCGTCCTTGTATTTGACGATGTCCAGAATCTCGTCAGCGGTGATCAGGCTAGGTGCGTTGATCCTGTAACCATTGGATACCGAGGTCTGACTCGCCTTGGGCACCTCACGCTGCCAGGCTGGCAGCACGCATTCGGCGACCTCTTTGGGTGGCTTGGCCGATTCCTTGCTCAGGTTCGGCTCACCCGGCACCAGCGAAGCCGGCAACGAGCATCCTGCCAACAGCACACCCGCCAGCGCCGCGATCCATATCCGCATGATTGTTCCTTGCACCCAAAAGGGAAAATGTAGCTGCACTTGCCCTCCCCGACCAGCACCCACAACTGTCCAGACGCTGGCAACGGGCTGCAGCACCAACGCACAGGTCTTCGCCAACCAGCCGTTGGTGGCCAAGGTCAAAGACGGCATGAGCCAGGCCCAAGTCGAGCAAATCGGCGGCAAACCGCTCTCCACCAGCGCCCGCACCATCGAACCCGGCACCTGCTACGACTACCTGCTGACCGAGACGGATCGCACGCAACACTACAACGTCAGTTTTGATGGCAACGACAAGGTCGATCACAAAAGCTTCATGACCTGCGCCGAATGGAGCATGGCGCAGAAAAAAGCGCGGGAACCTTCGAGTGGGGGTGGTGGGGGCGGGTATTGAGAATACTTGAGTCGAAATTCCCACGACCGCTCCCATATCACCCATTTTCCACACGCCAAAAACCACAAACCCCCGACTTTCTCTAGGAAAATCAGGGGTTTGTGTTTGCAGAATGTGGCGGTGAAGGAGAGATTCGAAAGCACCCGTTCCCCGGTTTTGCTCGGCGAGGCCCAATGTTTACTGGGGTTTCAGGGCGTCGATCAGCGCGGAAATGTTCCCATGGCGTTCCCATGGATTTATAGAAGCGAGGGTGCAAATCTGGGCCTATGTGCGATTCGCCAATTTTCGGGAACGGCGTCGGAAAAAGGTAAGTTTGGTGAGCTTGCTTTGAGAATCGGCTACAGCCCTTTGTTTTCGAGGCTTTGGGGTGAAAACGGCAAAGTAATGTGCAAGTAATGAGTAGGTAATGTAATTACTCTTCTTTGAAGTAATTCAATCAATCAATAATCTCCTTATAAAACAGAGACTTGATTTTTAATTACTCGCCGAATTACTCGAAATTGCTTGATCCTGTAATAGGTCGAGCCCTGTGAAAACGGGGCCTGCAGCGAATTGGCGCTCAGCGACTTACAAGATTACTCATTTCCGATGGCGTCCTGAGAAAAGGTCTGCAGTTAGAGCTCCGAACTGGCCCACAACCGCACGTCGAGTTGCGTACCTTTGCCTGCCCCACTAGAGTTCATCCGCCGCAGCAAATGCGGCGCAGGCGTGTTCGAAGGCGCGAATTCAGAATGCGTACGGCTTGTTTTGTGATGGCTGTTTCGTGCTATGGCGACTGTGCGTGGGAGGCCCTCGGGTCTATCGGGTCCCTTCTTACCCGGTTCGCCAACTTGCGCACAGTTGCCTCCCTCCCTCGACCTCTGACTCAAATACAGCCTCGATCTGGAGGTTTTTCACTTCACTTGGAGTTGCGTCGCCTGCCGCCTGGCGCTAAAGTTCGTCCGCCGCTGCAAATTCAGCGACCGGGTTTAGTCGCCCGAGCAGATAAAGGCGCAACAGCGCCCTATCAGGATTGCAGGCGCTTTTTTTGCGTCCGCAGTTCTGTGTTATGGCAGCTGTGTGCAGGACACCTTCGGGTGTGCCGGATTCCTTTATCTCCGGTCGACTAACCTGTGCACGGCTGTCACCCATTCGTTTAGTCGCGAACGTGGCAGTTCTTCATCGATAAGGGAACTCACCATGAACGCTCTCACTCCGCCCAAAATCCGCATACTTGCGCAGCGCCGCATGGCTCTGGCCACCCTCGCTACCCAGTCCCCAACCAAACACCACAACCACCACATGGCCCTAGTACTCACCTTTGAAATGCTGGGAGGTGTCCAGTGATCAGTCCAGCCTATGGTCTTTCCGAAGAAGCTATGTCGAAGCTGCACCTGCTGCGAGACTCCCTGCGTTTGCTCAAGAATTGTGCAGAAGACAGTCACTGCAAAAGCACATTCGAACCCGTATTGATGTGCAGTTTCCTGACACTTCTTGACCAACAACTGTCGTGCGTTATCGACTCCACATCCGGTATCAAGGCCAGCGTGACCAAAATTAGATGAGGCGGTCCCATGCAAAACCATCTGATGCCGGTCTCGTTCTACGAGGACACCGTTGTCCTGGTTGGCAAAGACAATGAGCCGTTTGTAGCAATGAAGCCTGTAGTGGAAAACCTCGGGCTGGCTTGGCAAGCACAGCACGCCAAACTCGCCGAAAAATTTGAATCAACCATCACGATAATCGTGATGGTTGCCGAGGACGGCAAAACCAGAGAAATGACTTGCCTTCCGTTACGCAAGCTTCCGGCCTGGATGTACTCCATTAACCCTAACAAGGTGAATCCCGAGTTAAGGGAAAAGATCGTCCGCTACCAACAGGAATGCGACGACGCGCTTTGGGACTACTGGACCAAGGGATCAGCCTCTCGGACCGCGATTCCGAGTATCTCCCAGCAGATCGCCCTGTCCCGCCATCGCATCACCCTACTCAAGGAGCTGAAAAGAACGCGTGACGCTGCGATGCGCAACGCGATCCATGAACAACTCGCGCAAACCTCCCGCCAACTTGGCTTATCGATTCCAGATCTGAGCACCATCGGTACCGAAGAGCCAGCAAGACCTGAAATCCTTGCCACATTCTGGGATGCACTTGAAGAGCTGGGAGCGAAGGGAGTTGTGTACGATCACTCGAAAAACTCGGCCCTCCTCGCATTTAGCCTCACTCATCTGGCAGAGCTGTTCGTGAAGCACGCTGTCGGAATCCCCCTCACAAGCGAGTTGAAGGGCGCACTCAAAAGCAGCCGTCAGCCGCAGTTCCTGGAAATAAAGACCATCTACAGCGCTATAGAATGCAAGTCGAAGAAATGTTGGGTTTTCAGATCCCCCCATCGCGACCTCAATTAGTCGTCCCCAGGCCCTGTTTTCACAGACAGCAATCAGCAGCTGTGTGCGCTCAGCTTCGCAGGGATCCGCAGGGTTGTAGCTAATGAAATACGCCTCCGTAGCCCTCTGCCTATCCGGTTCTGCCCTGAATGCAGGCGTGCAGAAAAATCCACCCATTTAGCCCGCGGGCGTGGTGGGGGGATGACGGCGCGCGCCACAGCTCGGACAAGTCAGCGCTCAGCCTGCTCCAAATAACTGGGCGTGTACCCCTTATTGATAAAAAAGACAACCTAACTGCAAAGTGCCACACCACAAAAAACTGTGCGACAATCTGCGATATGGAGCAGATAGGAATCTGCAAGCGATAATGGAATTGTAGGATTCTTGATGACTGAACTAACTGACCTTGCCAAGCTAGTTTGCGGTGGCGTAGAGATTGAAAACGCAGACCCAGACTGTGAAGTCTCACAAATTTTCCGTCATTTAAGAAGCGTACTTGAGACAGTAGTAGCAGAACTTCAATGGCTAACTAACGAGCCAGTGTCTCGAGTAACACTTTACGGACCTTTTTTAGTTAGAACGCTTTTAGAAGTCGGAGTTACAGCTCTGATAGGGAGAATGGACCCTACAAGGCTACTGATCGTAAAACGAACACAGCAACATGGTGAATACAACACCAAGCAAGCTTGGAACTCCGCCATTCGCTGGCAGGGAGATGTAGTCGACAAAAAAGTAAATGATCTTTGGACCCCAGAAAAACACTACAAGGACATGACCAAAGCACTTTTTGGCGATTACTATGTTGACCTGTACTGGAGTTTGGCTCTTAAGAAAATTGCCGACTCCGACGCTACTGGCGGCGCATGGCTTGCTGAAATAAAAGGTATGGAAATTCAAGAGTTCTCTACTAGGCGTCGCGAATCTATTGGAAAATTATATTCCGAGTCATCTAAAGGCGTTCATTCTGAATTCGTGGTTCCGCCTGGTAGTCTCTACGACAAACTAACAATCAGCAATCTAGTATCCAGCATCGTACAAATACTGTCTGAACTTGGATTGCTCATAAACCTAATACCTCACATCGCTTACAAGCTAAATACCCCACAAGCGATAGAACTATTTAACGGTATTGAAACAATAGAGGTGATGCAGTGAGCGAGCCAGTAGACCGAGAAATCGACAGCACTCTAATACTCGCCGCAGAAGATTGTGAGCCTGGATATTTTGATCAGTTGCACAAATTTTCATCCAGAAATGATCGAAGAGTATTGTCTAATCTAGTCGCACATGGCCCCGTACTTTTGAGGGGAGGCCGAGGCAGCGGCAAAAGCGCGCTTATGATCGCAGCTTCTCGTCAACTTGATCCGATCGTAACTGATGCAAGTGCGGTTGGTATTTATATGAGTCTTCGTCATGCTCCCCTATTAAAAAGTACCGGAGAGGCGTATGGGAGAATTTTGTGCACTATTGTCATAGCTAAAATCAAAAAAACGCTTGGAGACAGAGCTGTCAACTTCGATCCAGAACCCGAGCTAGGAGCGGTTCAATTCGAATTAGCGAAGTTAGCGGAGCAACTCGGAAAACGCATTGTACTTTTCTTTGATGACGCTGCACACCTTGGACGTGAAGCGTCTCTAGAAGAATTTTTTGACATTTATCGCACACTTTCAAGCAACTCTGTCTCTTGCAAAGCCTCAATTTACCCAGGAGTTACACGCTTTGGGGTGCGCTTTGACGTGTACAATGATGCTACCGTAGTAGATGTATTCAGGAGTGAAGAAGTTCCAGATTTTGCCGACACATTTCTGGAAGCCATGAACTCTCGATACCCTCATGAATTCAAGGAAGAAAGTTTTAGCTCCAGCCTAGACAAAAGAGCTGTAGCGGCATTTCTAGGTCAAGCCGTACTGGGCAACATGCGAAGCTTCGTATTCGCCTGCAATGCATTACAGATCCGTAGTAGCGGCAATAACAAAATAGGCTTGCCGGAACTAACAGAGACATTAATTGAGTTGGCAAGTAACTATTACTGGCCTCTACTGGATGAAATACGACCAAAGCTTGGCATATATGAACCTATGGTTGAAGCTGGCCGTACCGTTGCAGAACTTATTTTTTATGAGTGCGGACAAAAAACCAACAACCCTAGGGACGTTATTATTCACCGAGATATTGACGAGAAACTCGCCAAACCATTGCAAATCTTAGAATATGCAGGGTTCATATCTAAACGTGAAGCGTCAAGAGCATTAAAATCTGGTGGCCGGGGAGCTCGTTACGCTCTAAACCTTTGCAGCGTCCTCGAACAGTCGACAGGAAGCAGGCTGACGCGTAGCCTTTTTGATAAATGGGCGGATCATCCGCGTGAAGAAGCCATACAATTTAGCAAAGGTAGTAAGCTATCCGAAATTACTGTCCCGACGACATCTCCTGCGACGGACTTAGCAATTTTCTCGCAGGACATTACTGCCCTCAGTAAGTCCAATGCTTACCCTTACGGACTTAGCCCCCAAAAAATACAACTATTGACAGATGCCAAATACATTACTGTAGGTGATCTTGTTGACGCTTCAGATGAAGACTTAGATGACGTAAAGGGCATTGGTGTTGCAACGGTGTTGCGGATACGAAACGTACTTGGACAAGCAATTTGGATGTAGTTATGTAATTTAAAACAACTAACCGTCACAACACTTCCAAGTTAAGGCTTGGGTATTTTCACTAGACAATACCCAGGCCCACACTAACCTTACAACTAACACATCACCCCTGCGTAGGCAGTTCATATTTTCTAAATCGAATAACTTCTTTGCCAATCCAATCATTTACTTGCATCATTCTCGACTGAATTGGTTCCAGCTCGTTTACAGCATAGATGTGCGCCGCCTCCCGAATCGATCCAAACCCGCCCGCGTTCTGTGGAACAATCCCCATCAACTGCGGCGGAATACGCAGGCTCGCCAGCACGTCATCCCGCGTCTGATTCTTGATGGAGTTGAATTCATCCTTCGCCGCCACCTCGCTGACGGGGATCAGCTGGATCCCATCCTTCTTGCCGGTCGGCGAGTAAACGAACAAATTCCGGAAATTGCCAGGCCCCTTCGACTCCTTCAGTGCCTTGCGCAACGCATCAATGTCCGCCTCGGTCTGCGCCGCGTCCGTCATGTACAAGATGAATCCCGCATGACTGCCGTTCTCGTAATACTTGCGCCGAAACAACGTCGCCGACTCGTTCAGCAGCGCCGACTGCAACGCGCTGATCCACTCCGGCAACCCGTAAATCTCCTGATGCAAATCCGCCTCGCGCAAATGAAAAATGCTGTCCGGCTCAAACACGTGTTCGTCCTTCCACCCTCGCACCTGATAGAACTGCCCATCCGGCCCCGCGCGCATGTATTTGGCCAACGGCGTTTCCAATTTGCGTACCCCGCCCAACCGCGAGCGGCGCCCCTCAAAGTAGCCATTGCCCAAACACAGAAAGTCCAACGCAAACTGCTCAAACGAAGCCCGAGACAGCAGCGGATGCGGGATAAACGTCTTGCTCAACAGGTTGCGCTTGAACATCAGCCCCGAATGCAGATGCACACTCCCCCCCACCGACCGGGCCAGCCCATCCAGCGACAATGGCGGCTCGTACCACCGCCCGTTGAACCAGCACTCCAGATAATCGAACACCTCCCGGCCACCCAGCACCGGTGTCGGCTCGCCAAAGGAAAACACCTGAGTCCCGGCGCCAGTGGCGGGTGTGGTTGTGGGCAACGTCTGGTTGGCCAGTTGTTCAGTCATCAGTAAATCTCCATCCGCCCGGTGTTGGCAGCGGTCTGCCCCTCAAGCGGTTCATTGTGCAATGCGTGAAAGAGCGCCCACGCCAGATCGGCGTGGCCGGTGTTGTCGTTGCGGCCGGCGGTGTAGGTGTATTGGCGGCCGCCGGCGGTGATGGTCTTGCGGATCGCCATCAGCGACTGGGCCATGTCGGTCCAGCCGGCGTCGAACTCCAGGCGGCCCTTGTGGATAACGTCGTATGCCTTGAGCACCAGGCGGGTTTTGACTTCGGGGGAGTAGCTGAAGGTGGTCACGGCTGGGAAGAACTGACGCACCAGCTGGGCCACGCCGCTGCCCAGGCCAGTGACGTCGATACCGATATAGGTCACCCAGTAGCGGTCGCAGACGCTTTTGATAAATGCGGCCTGGGCGGCAAAGTCCATGCCCCGGAACTGGTGCCGCTCGAGCACACGGAATTTGCCGCCCGGCACCAGCGGCGGCGCAACCACCACCAGCCCCGAGCAGTCGCCTGTCTCGGCTGGGTCGTAGCCAATCCACACCTGGCGGTCACCGAAAGGCCGCGTGGCAAACGGTTTGTAGTCCTCAGCCCACTCAACCCAGCTGTCGACCATGCAGGACTGCAACAAGGCCAATGGGAAGATGCTCGCCCCGTCGTCGACAAAATCGCACATGAGCAAGTTGGCAAACGCTTCGGGGCTGTACTCGCGGCGCAGTTCTTCGATGTCGAACAGGTCACAGCCACCCTGCTCCGCGTCGAGGATGTTGACGATCTGCCGCCATAGCCGATCCTCGCAGAGCCGTCCCTGCTGCAGCGCCCCATGGGAGACGTCGACTTTGGTGTGTTGCGCCGCCGATTTGCCCTTGTTGAAGCGTTCGCCGGTCCAGAAGGTGTAAGCCTCATGGGCCATGCTGGATGGGGTCGAGAAGTAGGTTTTTCTCCACTTCTTGTGCATCGCCATGCCCGAGGCGACCTTGTTCAGTTCTTCAAACTTGAACGTCCAGAAGAATTCGTCGAAGTAGAAATTGCCGTGATAGCCCTGGGCGGTGCGGGCATTGGTGCCGAGGAAGAACAGCTCGGCGCCGTTGGGCAACACGATGGGATCGCCGGTCAGCTCGACGCCGATGACTTCGCGCGCAAAGGCCTGAATGTAGCCGCGAAACAGGTAGGCCTGGTTCTTCGACGCCGACAGGAAAATCTGGTTGCGTCCCGTCTCCAGTGCATCAATGAACGCCTCGCGTGCGAAGTAGTACGTCGCGCCGATCTGCCGGCTCTTGAGGATGACCCGCGTGCGCTGGTTGCCGGCCCGGTACCAGTCTTTCTGGTAATCGAAACAGCCATCGATAAACGCCTCGCGCAGCAGCTCGATCTGTTCTTCGCTTATGTCGTTTTTCGGGGCTTTCTTCTTCGGGCCTTCGTTGCGTTTGGCCAGGTTCGGGTTGAGATCGGTTTCGCTGCCGCCGCCCTGAAAGCGCTGGATGCGTGCCTGGCGCTCCAACTGGCGGTGCAGAAGGTCAATCTCTTTGAAGTCGCCGCCGCTTTTGCCCTCCTTGAGGATCAGTTGCACCAGGCGCGCTTCCAGTGCCCCGCCGATACGCTCGACGTTGTCCGCCCGGTCCCACTCGTCACGAGCCTTCCAGCTGTGTAGGGTTTTCTCCTTCTCCCCCGTCGCCTCGGCGATCTCGCAGATGCGCCAACCCATCCAATACAAAAACTTGGATTGGCGGCGGGGATCGATGGGCAGTAGTTCGGTCGTAATCATGGCCGCGATGCTGCCGCCCCCGCCCGCGACTCAATAGCTCCGCCCCTTGTACCCGCCCGCTTTACAGTCCCGCCTCGTTGCCGCAACTCGCGCGCGTCACGACCATGCCCCTCATTGCAACGCACTTAGCGCCCCACGCATTGAGGATTCCCGGCATGAAGAAGTTTCGCAGCAACTGGTTCCGCGTCGCCGTCGAGGGCGCCACCTCGGACAAACGCACCATCAAGCGCAACTGGCTGGAACAGGCCGCGAAGAACTTCAACCCGTCCACCTACGGCGCCCGCATCTGGCTGGAGCATTACCGCAGCCTGTTGCCGGAAAGCCCGTTCAAAGCTTATGGCGACGTGCTTGCGGTGAAGACCGAAGAGGTCGACATCAATGGTCAGAAGAAGCTCGCGCTGTTTGCCCAGGTCGAGCCCACTGCCGACCTGATTGCGATGAACAAGGCCAAGCAGAAGATCTACACCTCGATCGAAATCGACGACAGCTTCGCCGACACCGGTGAGGCCTACATCGTCGGTCTGGCGGTGACCGACTCGCCGGCGAGCCTGGGCACCGACGTCTTGACGTTCGCCGCGCAGAAGCCCGAAGGCAGCCCATTCAAGGACCGCCACTACTCGGCGACCTCAATGTTCACAGAGACCATCGAGACCGAGCTGACCTTTGAGGAAATCGAAGACAAGCCAAGCCTCGGCGCTCAGTTGTTCGGCAAGGTTCAGACCCTCCTGGGCGGCAAACAGGCCAAGGATGACGCCGAGTTCACGCAGATCAGCCAGGCCGTCGAGGCTGTCGCCGAACACGTCAAGGATCTACCCGACCAACTGGCCGCCGAGAAGAAGTTCTCCGCAGGCCTGAATACCCGATTGGACCAACTGAGCAAGGACTTCAACGAGTTGAAGACCAAGCTCTCCACCACCCAGGACCACAGTCAAAAGACGCGCCCTCCGGTAACCGGCGGCGATAACTCGCTCGTGACCGACTGCTGACAGTCAGCCCACCACAGCCCCGAACCACGAAGGACGATATTCATGCGTAACGACACTCGCGAACACTTCAACGCCTACCTGAGCCAACTGGCGCGCCTCAATGGCGTGTCCTCGACCGCTGCCACCTTCGCGGTCGATCCGACAGTGCAACAAAAACTGGAAACCCGGATGCAGGAATCCAGCGAATTCCTCGGCCAGATCGGCATCATCGGCGTCGACGAACTGCAAGGCGAGAAAGTCGGTGTAGGCGTCAGCAGCACCATCGCCGGCCGCACCGACACCACCGGCAACGGCGTACGCCAGCCTCGCGATGTGTCGTCGCTGGACAAGAAAGGCTACGAAGCCAAGCACACCGACTTCGATACCGCGATCCGCTACGCGCAGCTCGATGCCTGGGCGAAGTTCCCAGACTTCCAGGCACGCCTGCGCGACGCGATCCTCAAGCGCCAGGCCCTCGACCGCATCATGGTCGGCTTCAACGGCGTCAGCGCCGCTGCCACCACCGACCGCCAGGCCAACCCGCTGTTGGAAGACGTCAACATCGGCTGGCTGCAGCAGTACCGCACCCATGCCTCCGCGCGCGTGCTCAAGGACGGCAAAGCCGCTGGCAAGATCGTCATCGGCAAGGGTGCAGGAGCGGACTACAACAACCTCGACGCGTTGGTCTATGACGCCATCGCCAACCTCATCGACCCGTGGCACCGCAAGGATCCGGGCATTGTGGTCATCCTCGGCAGCAACCTGGTACACGACAAGTACTTCCCGCTGATCAACAAGGAACAGCCGGCCAGCGAAAAATTGGCCACCGACATGATCCTTTCGCAAAAGCGCATGGGCGGTAAGCAACCAGTGGAAGTGCCGTATGTGCCCGACGGTGCTGCGCTGATCACCACGCTGAGCAACCTTGCCATCTACTGGCAGATCGGCGGCCGCCGTCGCTACGTCAAGGAAGCGCCTGAAAAGAACCGCGTCGAGAACTACGAATCCAGCAACGACGCCTATGTCGTTGAGGATTATGGCCTCGGCTGCCTGGTGGAAAACATTGAGCTTGAAGAGGCCTAAGTCATGGCCAGCAGCCTCGCCAAGCAGCATTTCCAACGGGTCACTGCCGCCATCGAAGCGGCAGCGACCGAACCCACCCAGACCATGGCCGGTGCCACGGCCTACGAGCACCAGCTCAACCAACTGCTGCAGGACCGCCTGCGCCTGAAACAGGTGCAATCAAACCAGGGCAAGGCTGAACTCAAACGTCAGCTGCTGCCCGAATACATCCCCTACGTACAGGGTGTGCTCGATGCAGGCCAAGGTGCTCAGGATGAAGTCATGACCACCGTGATGATCTGGCGCTTCGATGCCGGCGACTTCACCGGTGGCCTCGACATCGCCCAATACGTGCTGCAACACAAGATGGTCATGCCCGACCGCTTCGCCCGCACCCTCGGCTGCCTGGTCGCCGAGGAAGTCGCGACTGCCGCGTTCAAGGCCCAGAAAATCGGCGAACCGTTCGATCTGGACGTGCTGCATCGCACTGCCGAGCTGACCGACGCCGAAGACATGCCGGACCAGGCACGGGCCAAGCTGTTTCTCGCCATGGGCCGCGCCACCCTCGAAGGGCTCACGGACGAGCAACCCGGCCAACCGGGTCGAGTGCCCGCCGGCGTCGACTTGCTGAAAAGAGCCATCGACCTGCACGACGCCTGCGGTGGCAAAAAGGATCTGGAGCGGGCCGAGCGCCTGCTCAACAAATTGACCGCCACCAGCGGCTAACCGAGCGTCCCCACGCACCCCGCCGGCTCGGGGCGGATCGGCCAGGTCACTCCCCCTGAACGTGAAGCCCCGACCACCGGCGACTTATGACAGAGCGCATGCCCATGAGCGGATTCGTCGCGGGCGGGACCAGCCCCGCCGGCCACATCAATACCGACCCTTTCTGGCCGTCGATCGATCTCGACGACGTGCGCGGCACGCTGCGCATCGACGCCAGCGTCACCGCCATTCGCCTGGAAACCGCGACCATTGCCGCCGCCATCAGCGTCAATCGCGAGTTCGCCGAGTGGCGCCAGACGATGCAGGCCGAAGGTCACACCACCCTGGCCGACGTCCCGGCCGAGCAGATCAATGAAGTGTCGCAGCTCATCCACCTGTACCAGCGCGCCATCTACGCCGCGACTGGCGCGGAAATCTGCGAACGCTATCGCTCCTACGACAGCACCAACAGCGGCAAGCAAGCGGCCGAAGAACTGACTCCCAACATCGACGAACTGCGCCGTGATCAGCGCTGGGCGGTGCGCGACTTCCTCGGACTCGGCCGCACGACGGTGGAGTTGATCTGATGCCCATCATCCTACGAGCTCACCAAGGCGACACGGTCGACGCCCTGTGTTGGCGCCATTACGGGCGCACGGCCGGCGTCACCGAAGCGGTATTCGACGCCAACCCCGGACTGGCCGACCACGGCCCGACCTTGCCGCAAGGGCTGCCGGTGCACATGCCCGACGCCCAGGCCACTGCCCCGCAACGGCAGATGGTGAACCTGTGGAACTGATCCGCCGGCAGCGCACCCGTCCCTCCCGCCACTCTGGACCATGGAATGAAACACATGCCTGAACGTCCCGACACCTGGGCCTGGCTCGCCGCCTGGCTCGAACACCACTGGCCGAGTTTTTACGCCGGTCTGCTGGCCTTGGTCATCGCCGCCCTTCGCGTCATCTACGGCGGCGGCACCGTGCGCCGCATGCTGATCGAGGCTCCACTCTGCGGCGCACTGGCAGTAACCGTCAGCCATGGCCTGTCGTTGCTCGGCATTCCGGTTTCCACCGCACCGTTTTTCGGTGGTGTGATCGGCCTGCTCGGCGTCGAGGGCACCCGCGCCATGGCGAAAAAATTCTTCACTCGCAAGGCAGATCAACTATGACCACCCTTCGCCATGGCGACCGCTCGCAAGCGGTGCGCATCCTGCAAAAGAAACTCAACCAGCACGGTGCACAGCTGGTTGTCGATGGCGACTACGGAGACGCCACCGAATCCGCCGTGCGGGCCTATCAACTCAATATTGGACTGGTTGCCGACGGCATCGCCGGTGCCTCGACGCAGACCGCGCTCGCCGGTGCGGACTGCCAGCGCCTGCTGCAGAACGCCGACCTGGTCAACGCCGCCGAACGACTCGGCGTGCCACTGGCCAGCGTCTATGCGATCACCGAAGTAGAGTCCAACGGCGCAGGTTTTCTCGACAACGGCAAGCCGGTCATCCTGTTCGAGCGGCATGTCATGTACCGCCAACTGTCGAAGGTTCGCAACGAAGGCGACGACCCAGTCGCGCTCAAGCTGCACGCCGACCAACTGGTCGTCACCAACCCCGCCCTGGTCAACCCGAAACCCGGCGGCTATGCCGGCGGCAGCGCCGAACACCAACGCCTGGCGACCGCGCGACTGATCGACGACAGCGCCGCGCTGGAATCCGCCTCATGGGGCGCGTTCCAGATCATGGGCTTGCACTGGCAACACCTGGGCTACGCCAGCGTGCAGGAGTTTGTCGGGGCCATGAGCGCGGACGAGTCCAAGCAGTTCGATGCCTTCGTGCGCTTTATCGAGACCGATCCGCTGCTGCACAAGGCGCTGAAGGCTCGCAAGTGGGCCGAGTTCGCCAAGCTCTACAACGGGCCGAATTACCAGCGGAATCTCTACGACATCAAACTCCAGCGCGCTTATGAGCGGCATGAGGACTGCGGTTGTGGTCAGGCGGTGGCGGCATGATCGACTTCGACGCAGTGCAACGTTTGAACGTGAAGGACGGCGATCTGTTGGTGTTGCCACCGGACAGCGACCAGCACGACATGGAACTGTTGTGCGACGCGCTGTACGTCCAGATGCCCGACCGCAAAGTCATCATTGTCCGCGGCCCGGTGCAGCAGCTGGACACCCGCGCCATGAACAAGCTGGGCTGGTACCGAACATGACCAGCCTGCGCCAAATGCTGCTGGGCACCGCCCTGCTCTCTGCCCTGGGCTTGCTGCTGTGGAACCAGCAGCTGCGAATTGAGGTGGCGGACAGGGTGGCGAGTTCGGCTGCCCAGGATGCGCAAGATGCCCGCGAACAAGCCGAACGCCACCTCAGCAACGCCAACTCATTGCGCGCCACCCTGCAACAGGAACGCGACGCCCAGACCAGCCTGCGCAACCAGCAGGATCTACTGCGCCAAGGCCTGGCCAAGCGTGAACTCACCATCGAGACTTTGAAACGTGAAAATGCCGATCTACGCAATTGGGCTGCCCAGCCTCTGCCTGATGCTGCTCGCCGGTTGCGCGAGCGCCCCGCCCTCGACGGCGCCGACGCTTATCGTCAATGGTTGTCCGAGCGTGGTGCGCTGCACCCTGCCAGCGACCAGCCCACTCAGTAACGGTGATCAGCTCACTGACCAGGATCGCGTCGAAGCCGCATGGGCCGAGTGCGCAAGCCAAGTCGACATGATTTACCAACACCAGCAGGCCCAGCCATGAACAAACCCGACAGTCTGAAAGCTCACTTGCTGGCCACCGTGGCCGAACTCAAGCACAACCCCGACCGGCTGCTGATCTTCATCGACAACGGCAAAGTCCGATGCACCGCTGCCGCAACGCTTTCCTTCGAATACAGCTTCGACCTGCAGGTCATCCTCACCGACTTCGCCGGCCACCCCGACAGCGTCATGCTGCCGCTGCTCGGCTGGCTGAGCGTGCACCAGTCCGATCTGCTGGAAAACCTCAACAAGTCGGCAGACGGCATCCAGTTCGAGGCCGACATCCTCGACAACAGCAAAGTGGATTTGAGCCTGACCCTGCCGCTCACCGAACGCGTAGTGGTAGGCAAGGATGACCAGGGCAACACAACCATCCGCCATCCTGGCGAACCGCAGCGGGCTGCTGACTTCCTCGACCCGAACTGGATACCCGGCGCCCAAGGCACCGGTAGCGAATGGGTGGTGCCGAAATGAACGATCGACTTGAGGCGCTGGAGGACTGGGCGGCGGGGTTGCTTGGGCAGCTTGAACCGGCTGCTCGGACCAAGCTGGTTCGGAATCTGGGGCAGGCCTTGCGGTGTAGTCAGCAGCAGCGAATCATGGCTCAGCGTAATCCGGATGGGAGTAGGTACGCACCGCGAAAGCAGCGGAATTTGCGGGGCAAGCAAGGGAGGGTGAAGCGCAAAGCGGAAATGTTTCAGAAGCTGCGAACAGTTAGATTTCTGAAGGTTCAAGGCAGTAATAATGAGATGACCCTCGGGTTCACGGGCCGCGTCGCCCGTATCGCCCGAGTGCATCAGTATGGGTTAAAAGACCGTGTTGAAAAAAATGCGATTTTTGTAAACTATTATCAACGAGAGATATTAGGGCTTTCAAAGAAAGACTTGGATTTAATACGCGATAAAATCATCACACACCTCATCAGAACTGATTACTTGGGTGCATAAATAACGCATCAGGTAGATAATTTGTTTCTGAATCCGGCCAAGCCCCGTACAGAATGCTTTCGAGCTTATGCCCAGCAATGGCGCCCACAGCATTCAAACTGAAGCCAGCTGTGTCCTTCTGCTTACCCTTGAGATGATAATGAGCACTATTTGCTAAAACATCTGCAGCCAATGTTAGTGCGGAGTCCTCGCAAAAAATGGAAAAATTTACTTTTGAATAATCCCCCAGAACTCCAGAGTCGACAGTCATCTCCATAACAAAAGAGAACTTTACTTTTTCTTTTTTTTCCAAATCATACCCCGTTACTTCAACCTCTCGTTTCGCCCCTACATTCAAAAGTTCTTTTGCCTTTTCAGAAAAACTGGCAAGAAGGCTGCTGTCTACCCGATCTGTAATCACGCTTAAATTAAAGCTCTCACCAACCATGTCATTGCAGAAAGCTATGCCCTTGCCAAAAACCCCTTGAAATAACTCCGCGTGAAGAAGAATCTGCTTTTTATGATTCGACAAACGTATAGACGACCGACGCTTTTTCCTTATATTTTCATGTCGCTCAGTTTCCGCACGAGCATATTGATGTAGACCTTCAACATACACAGCCTCGTAAGTCCAAAAGATCTTACGACTCAAAAAATAAGAAAAAATAGACTCTCTTAACTCTTTCTGCTTATCAGGATGTAAATCCGTAATATGAAGTTTTCCATCGATCAAAAACCGTGAACGAATCAGCTCCAAATCAAATCTAACCTGATCGACATGTTCCTCGGGAAGAAAATACCCGGCCATAAGACCAAGCTCTCCAAGAGTTGTCTCTTTATTTTTCGCGTAGCCTTTCGCCCCAGACTCATCCATTACAAAGTAGACTGTCGACATTGCCTCTCCCTTGCACCCATGTCATTTATAGCTAGGAACTCCGTAGCCTCGCAGGATCTTACTTCAGTATTTTTGAAAAATCATGAGCTTGTACTAAACCCAACTACAAATGGCTGCAGATGCACACATCTAAGTGGTGCGCCAATATCAGCGCCATGAACGACTTACCCACCCTCACCCGCCTCCTCGAAAACCTCATCCGCCTTGGCACCATCGCCGCAGTCCAGATGAAGCCCCCGCGTGTGAAAGTCAAAACCGGATCCCTCACCACCGCCTGGCTACCCTGGCTCGCGCCCCGGGCCGGCGCCGACCGCGAGTGGAACCCGCCCACCGTCGACGAGCAAGTCATCCTGCTCAGCCCCTCCGGCCAGCTCGGTAACGGCGTGGTCCTCACCGGCCTGTTCAGCGATCACATCCCCGCCAACGGCGACCGCGAAGGCCTGCACCGTTGCACCTACCGCGACGGCACGGAGATCGAGTACGACAGCGTCGCCCATCACCTCAACGCCACGTTGGCCGATGGCGGTACCACCAATCTGATCAGCAGCGGCGGCATCAACATCGTTGGCCCCATCACTCATGAAGGCGACTACACCCAAACCGGCAACCAGGTCATCACCGGCAACGTCACCGTGTCCGAGGACGTGATCGCCGCCGGTATCAGCCTGGTCAACCACCTGCACAGCGGCGTGATGCCCGGGCCGAGCAAAACGGGGAAACCGGAATGAACCGAGAGACCGGCGCGGCCTTGGACCTGGTCGAGCACATCGCCCAGTCGATAAACGACATCCTGACCACCCGTATCGGCACCCGCGTCATGCGTCGCGAGTACGGCAGTCTGTTGCCCGAGCTGGTGGATCAGCCTTTCAACGACTTCACCCGGCTGCAGGTCTACGCCGCCACGGTGATGGCATTGATGCGCTGGGAGCCGCGCATCAGTCTGAGTCGGGTGCAGTTTGTCGGGGCCAACCTGCAGGGGCAATCGTCGCTGGACCTTGAGGGCACGCTGGTGGACAGCAACCAGCCGCTGAGCCTGAGCGTGCCTCTGCAACTGGGGGGCAGCGCTTGAATACCTTTATCGCCATCGACCTCGGCCAACTGCCCGCGCCGCAGGTGGTTGAACAGATCGACTACGAGCAGATCCTCGCCGAGCGTAAAGCCCATGCCGTCAGTCTTTGGCCCCCGGCGGAACAGGCCGAAATCGCCGCGCGCCTGGCAATGGAGTCGGAGCCGTTGACCAAACTTGTCGAAGAGAACGCCTACCGGGAAACCATCTGGCGGCAGCGAGTCAATGAGGCCTGCGTTGCCAACATGCTCGCCCTGGCCAAGGGCACAGACCTCGAACAGCTCGCCGCTAATTTCAACGTCAAGCGGCTGGTGATTCAGGTGGGTAACCCGGCTGCCGTACCGCCGATCCCCAAGCTGATGGAAAGCGACGACAGCCTGCGCGAGCGTGCGCAGATGGCGTGGGAAGGTCTCAGCACAGCAGGCCCGCGCAACAGTTACATCTTTCACGCCCGCTCCGCTGACGGCCAGGTCGCCGACGCCACCGCCGAAAGCCCGGCGCCGGCCGAAGCCGTGGTCACTGTGCAGTCAATTCTGGGGGACGGCACCGCATCCCAGGCATTGCTGGACGAGGTCGCGACGTATCTCAGCGACGACGACCGCCGGCCCGTCGCCGATCGTCTCACCGTTCAGGGCGCGCAGATCATTCCTTACCAGATCAAAGCCAGGCTCTACCCCCTGACCAACGGCCCGGAAACCGAGCTGGTGCTCGCGGCGGCCGAAGCGCGGTTACTGCAGTGGGTCCACCAGCGCCGGCGCCTGGCGCTGGAGGTTTCCGAATCCATCGTGCACGCCGCGCTGCATGTCGAAGGCGTGCGCAAGGTGGTGCTGGAAGACTGGGTGGACATCGTCGCCAACAAGTACCAGGCGCCCTATTGCACTCACATCGATCTGGCACTGGGGGTTGAGTGATGACCTGCCAGCCGCTGCTGCCGGGTACGTCGACGCCGTTGGAGCGTCTGGCCGCGCAGGCCCTGGCACAGATCCAGCGCGTGCCGATTCCGTTGCGCACGCTCTACAGCCCGGATCAATGCCCCCTCCCACTGCTGCCCTACCTGGCCTGGGCCTTTTCCGTGGATCGCTGGGACAGTGGATGGTCCGAGTCCGCCAAGCGCGCCGCCTGCCGCGCCGCCTACTACGTGCATTCGCGCAAGGGCACCATCGGTTCTCTGCGTCGGGTGGTCGAACCGCTGGGCTACCTGATCGAGGTTTCCGAATGGTGGCAAACAGTGCCGCTCGGCACGCCGGGCACTTTTGCCTTGCGCATTGGCGTCCTCGACTCCGGCATCACCGAAGCGATGTACCAGGAACTGGTGTGGCTGATCGACGATGCCAAGCCACTCACCCGCCACCTGACCGGCCTCGACATCGTCCTCGAAACCCGCCTCGATGCCTTCGTTGGATTTGCCGTCTACGACGGTGACGAAATCGATGTGTACCCCTGGAACAACCCGGATATCGACCTCGCCGTACGCGGCTACAACGGCGTGAGCCTCTACACCCTCGACGAACTGGATGTGTACCCCCATGGTTGATCAGAACTCTATTTTCGGCGGCATGCTGACCGCGCAGGGCATCGCCAAGAAAACCAACTGCGACGCCCTCGGCATTCCGTGGGAGCCGCGCTACATGTTGATCGGCGATGCCAACGGCAGCGACCCGGTGCCCAGCCCGACGCAGACCACGCTGATCAATCAACGCTACCGTGCCCAGCTCAACCAACTGCGTGTGTCACCGACAGACGACAACGTACTGATTGCCGAGCTGGTGCTGCCGCCCGATGTCGGCGGCTGGTGGATCCGCGAACTGGCGCTCGAGGACAAGGATGGCGTGTTCTCGGCGGTAGCCAACGCGGCGCCGAGTTACAAGCCGCTGCTCGCCCAGGGTTCTGGTCGCAATCAGGTGGTGCGCATGCACATCATCACCAGCAGCACCGACAACATTCAGTTGAAGATCGACCCTTCGGTCGTGCTGGCGACCCGCGAGTATGTCGACACGCGGATCCTTGAGGAACTGTTCAAGCTCGACCAGAAGCAGTCGGTGCGCGTGGCTACTACCGCAAACATCAACTTGACGGGGCTTCAAGTGCTGGATGGTGTCGCCTTGCTGGTCGGTGACCGGGTGCTGGTTAAAAATCAGGCTTTGGCAAAAGACAACGGCCTTTGGATCGCCGATCCGCAGGCCTGGAAACGTGCGCCGGACGCCGACGGCAACAGCGAAGTGACTTCGGCATTGCAAGTGTCCGTCGAGCAGGGCGAGACCCAGGCCGACACGCAATGGCAACTGATCACAGACGGAGTGATTGTGCTGGGCACCACAGCCTTGACCTTTCAGAACGTCAACCACGGCCTGGCACCGCTCGGCTCGCCGGCGCTGGAGGGCAAGCCAACTGCACCGCAAGCGCCGAGATTCGATGTCAGCGATCAGCTCATGAACGCCGCTGCGGTGAATGCTCGCGGACAACAGTACTCGAGGTTCATCGCATTCGCAGGGACCCTGCACGGCAGCGTCGAGCATGTCGGCGGCGTGGTGCACTGCTCGGGCACGACGGGGAGCGCCTACAGCCTCCCGGATACATCAGCCAATGCCCTCCCGATGGGCAGCACCGTTCGCGTACAAAACTGGAGCAGCTTGCCAATGCTCCTGACGACTCAAGGTGCGGACACCGTGCAGGAAGCCATGGAAGTCACCGCGAGCAATGAACACCGCGCGATTCCGCCCGACGCCTACATCGACTGCCTGTTCATCGGTGGCGGCGTCTGGTTGCTCACTGGCTCCGGGGTTTTCGGCAAGACCCGGCAGTTTGCCGGTCTGCTGGGCATATCGGGTTATCAGCGACTGCCGTCCGGCTTGATCATGCAGTGGCAAACCGCATATTTCGAACTTCCCGCAAAGTCCGTTGCATTCAATCTGCCCATCGCCTTCCCCAATGAGTTCCTTGGCTGCAACGTCAGTCTTACCGGGAGTGCCATCTACGAAAGCATTGCCGATCCCATTGTCGCCGCAATGCCCAGCGGGCTGGGCCAAGTGCTGCTGCAGTCCAACTACAGCGCCAGCCAATCCGCTGTCCGCGTTCTCTCTTTCGGGTTCTGAACCACCATGCCAATGATCTTTTCCAGCAAGACCACCGGCCTCTTTTATGACGCGGAACTGGGGAGTGAACTTCCAGCAGACGCCATTGAGCTGTCCAGCGAACTGCATCAGTACCTGCTGAGCGGCCAGGCCGCCAACAAGCGGATCGACTTCGACACAGAGCCGCCATCATTGGCCGACCGACCGCCGCCATCAAAAGAGCAATTGGCCGACATCGAGCGCAATTGGCGGGCAACCCAACTGATTGCAACCGATGGAGTCGTCGCCCGTCACCGTGACGAGTCGGAACGCGGCATGTCGGTCACGCTGGAGCCTGAGCAATACGAGGAGTTGCAAACCTACCGCCGTGATTTGCGCGACTGGCCGCAAGCGGACGACTTCCCGCTGGCCGAATACCGTCCCATCGCCCCTGACTGGCTACCCGCCCATACCCGATAACATCCAAACGATCGATCGCCAACCTGTAGCGCGGCGCATTACACGGCCCAACGCTCGCCCATCGCACCCGCGCGCGGCAGCCTGTGCACTGTCACTCAACCCATCGCACAGGCAAAACCATGTCCGATTATCTTCACGGCGTGCGGGTGCTCGAACTCAACGACGGCACCCGCCCCATTCGCACCATTCCCACAGCTGTCATCGGCATGGTCTGCACCGCCGACGATGCCGACCCCAGCGTGTTCCCGCTCGACACCCCGGTGCTACTTACCAACGTGCAAACCGCCGTGGGCAAGGCTGGCGTGACGGGCACGCTCGCCAGCAGCCTGCAAGCCATCGCCGACCAGACCAAGCCCTACACCATCGTTGTGCGGGTCAAGGAAGGCGCGACCGAGGCGGAAACCAACAGCGCGCTGATCGGCACCACCACCGCCGACGGTCAATACACCGGTATGAAAGCCCTGCTCGCCGCCAAGGCCAAGGTCGGCATGGTGCCGCGCATCCTCGGCGTACCCGGCCTCGACAGCCAACCGGTGGCCACCGCCCTGGTCAGCGTCGGCCAGCAACTGCGCGCCTTCAATTACGTCAGTGCCTGGGACTGCAAGACCAAGGAAGAAGCCGTCGCCTACCGCGATAACTTCGGCGCCCGTGAAGTCATGGTGATCTGGCCGGACTTCCAGAACTGGGACACCGCCACCAACGCCACCGTCAAAGCCTCGGCTGTCGCCCGCGCCCTCGGCCTGCGCGCCAAGATCGACCAGGAAGTCGGCTGGCACAAAACCCTCTCCAACGTCGCGGTCAACGGCGTCACCGGGATCAGCGCCGACGTGTTCTGGGATCTGCAGAACCCGGCCACCGACGCCAACTACCTCAACAGCAACGAAGTCACCACCCTCATCAACCAGGGCGGGTTTCGCTTCTGGGGCAGCCGCACCTGCAGCGACGAGCCGCTGTTCGCCTTCGAGAACTACACCCGCACCGCCCAGATCCTCGCCGACACCATGGCCGAGGCGCAGATGTGGGCGATCGACAAGCCGATGCACGCCTCCCTGGTGCGCGACATGATCGAGAGCATCAAGGCCAAGTTCCGCGAGCTGGTCAGCAGCGGCTACCTGATCGGCGGCGATTGCTGGTACCCGGAAGAGATTAACGACAAGGACACCCTCAAGGCCGGCAAGTTGTTCCTCGACTACGACTACACGCCCGTACCACCGCTCGAAGACCTGACCCTGCGGCAGCGCATCACCGACCGCTACCTGATCACCTTCGCCAACAAGATCAACAGCTGACCCGCTGAACGGAGTAAATCGCCATGGCCATGCCGCGCAAACTGAAAAACCTCAACCTGTTCAACGAAGCCCACAGCTACGTCGGCACCGTGAAGTCCGTCACCCTGCCCTCGCTCGGTCGCAAGATGGAGAGCTATCGCGGCGGCGGCATGAACGGCCCGGTCAAGGTCGACCTGGGCTTCTCCGACGACGGCATCCAGTTCGAATGGAAGACCGGCGGCCTCGACCTGATCTCTCTGCGCCAGTTCGGCGCGGTCAATGCGGCCGGCATTGGCCTGCGCTTCTCCGGACCGTTCCAGCAGGACGACACCGGCGAAATCAGCACCGTAGAAGTGGTCCTGCGCGGCCGTCACGAAACCATCGAGATGGGCGACGCGGCGCCAGGTGAAGACACCGAACACTCCATCACCACCACCTGCACCTACTACAAGCTGATGGTCGATAACGAAGAAATCATCGAGATCGACTTGCTCAACTTCATCGAGAAGGTCAACGGCGTCGACATGCTGGAAAAACAGCGCGCCGCCCTCGGCCTCTAACTAATCCCCCCTGAACTCCGGAGCCATACATGAAGCCAGAAGACACCGTAGAAGCCCTGCCCGCCGTTGACGACAACACCGTGACCCTCGATACGCCAATCATTCGCGGCAAGGCATGCTTTTCCAGCCTGACCCTGCGCAAGCCTTGCTCTGGCGAGCTGCGCGGCATCCAGTTGATCGAGCTGCTGAACATGGACGTGGCCACCCTGATCAAGATCCTGCCGCGCATCTGCAGCCCGGTTTTGACCGCCCCGGAAGTCGCCAACATGGACCCGGCCGACCTGCTCGCCTGTGGCAGCAAGATCTCCGGTTTTTTGTTGCAGAAGTCGGCGAAGACGGACGCATCCCTCGTTGCGTAGAAGACGCCATGGCCGACCTGTCCGTGGTCTTTCACTGGGCCCCGGCAGATCTGGATCACTTGGGCCTGCAAGAACTGATGGACTGGCGCGAGCGCGCCAGGGTGCGGAGCAGCCCGGATGGCGAATGATCTGAAACTGCGGGTGCTGCTCAATGCCATTGATGGGGCGAGCGCGCCCCTCAAACGCATCGCGGCCGGCAGTGCCGCCACCGCCAAAGCGCTGAAAGCGGCGCGCGATCAGTCAGCCCAGCTCAGCCAGCAACAGCGCGATATCAAAGGCTACCGCCTGGCCAACATCGAAATCACCAAACAGAGCCGCGCGATCCGCGAGCTGAATCGCAAGACCAGCGATCACACGGAGCTACTGACCCGACAACGCGCCGCGCACGTCAATCTCAAGGGCAACCTCAAGGCCGCCCAGTCCCAGTACAACAAGCTTTCCAAAGCGTTGGTCGCGGGCAAAGGCTACTCCGCCGCGTTCATGCGCGAGCTGGAAAAAGCGCAGATCAAACTGCAGGCCAGCCAACAGGCCTATACCCGCTCAAGCACCAGCATCAAGACCTACCAGGATCGACTGCGCGGCGCGCAGACTCAGCTCGGTCAACTGAACACCCAACACACCGCCAGCCAGACCAAGCTCGCCCAGTACAAAACCAGACTGGATCAAGCCGGCATCGGTACGGACGGATTGAGCAACAAGGTGCGGCAGCTGCGCACGCAACAGACCCTGCTGAACGCGTCGATGGACAAACAGAAGGCCAAGCTACGGGAGCTGCACAAGGCCAATCAGGACTATCAGCGAAGTAAACAGAGCGCCCAGGCAATGGCGGGCAAGGGCTCAGCTGCGGTGGCCGGAGGCGGCGCCGCACTGTACGCCGGCAGCCGCCTGATGCAACCCGGCCTTGAGTTCGACGCCAGTATGAGCCGGGTACAGGCCATTACCCGGCTGGATAAAGACGATCCGGAAACGTCCGAGCAGCTGCGTGGACTACGCGAGCAAGCACGCGAACTGGGTGGCTCGACAATGTTCACCGCCGGCCAGGCTGCCGACGCGCAAGGCTTCCTTGGGATGGCCGGCTTCGATCCCAAAGCCATCAAGGACGCAATGCCCGGCATGCTCGACCTAGCGGCCGCCGGTGGTGCGGACTTGGCGCAGACCGCCGATATCTCGTCGAACATCATGTCTGGCCTGGGCATGACAGCCGATCAAATGGGCCGCTTGGGCGATGTGCTGGTGGGCACCTTCACCCGCTCCAACACCAACCTGCAGATGCTCGGCGATACCATGAAATATGCCGCGCCGATGGCGAAGACCTACGGCGTGGAACTGGAAGTCGCCGCCGCCATGGCCGGTAAGCTGGGCGATGCGGGCTTGCAAGGGAGCATGGGCGGTACGGCGCTCAGTTCGATCATGAACCGCCTGGCTGCACCGCCTAAGGCAGCGCGAAAAGCCCTCGAGCAACTGCAGATCGAAACCGCCGACGCCAACGGCAACCTGCGGCAAATGCCGGACATCCTCAAAGAGATCTACGACAAAACCAAGGACCTGGGCACCGCCGAAAAGGGTGGGCTGCTCAAAGCCCTCGCCGGCGACGAGGCCGTCAAGGGTATGGCACAGCTGGTGGAGCAAGCCGGTATTGGCGAGCTGCAAAAGCTCATCGCTACCCTGCGCGAGACCCAGGGCGAAGCCGCGAAAACCTCCAAGGTCATGGCGGATAACCTCAAGGGCGACCTGACCACCCTTGGCAGCGCCTGGCAAGACCTCGGCATCGAGCTGCAGGACCAACAGGATGGCGCCCTGCGCGGCCTGGTGCAGTCCGTCATCGACATCGTGCGCGGCATCAAAATCTGGGCTAAGGAAAACCCTGGGCTGGCGTCCGGGTTGGTAAAAACCATCGCTGTAGTCGCTGGGGTAACAATGGCGATTGGAGGACTGATGATTGCGCTGGCCAGCGCCCTGCTGCCCTTTGCCGCCTTGCGCTTTGCTCTCGCTCAAATGGGCGTCCGCTTGCCAAGCATGATCGGACTGCTATGGAAACTCGGCAAAATCGTCCTGCCGTTTGTTGGCAAGGCCCTGATGCTGATCCTGCGGGCAATGATGCTCAACCCCATCGGCCTGGCAATCACCGCCATCGCCACGGCGGCCTACTTGCTGTACAGCAACTGGGATGCGGTAAAACTGTACTTCACCGACGCCTGGGCGGAAATCAAAGCAGGCTTCAGTGGCGGCGTCGCCGGCATCCTCACTACCCTCGCCAACTTCAGCCCTATCGGCCTGATATACCAGGCGTTCGCCGGCGTGCTGAATTACCTCGGTCTGGACTTGCCCAGCCGCTTTACCGAATTCGGCAACATGATCGTCAACGGCCTGGTCAATGGCTTGCTCGCCGGCATGGGCCAGATCAAAGGCGCCATCACCTCGATCGGCGACTCCACCATCGGCTGGTTCAAGGACACCCTCGGCATCCACAGCCCTTCCCGGGTGTTTGCCCAGTTGGGCGGGTTCACCATGGCCGGCCTGACCCAAGGCCTGGTCGGCGGGCAAAGCGGCCCTCTCGACGCAATCAGGCAAATGGGCGGGGAGATCGCCGCCGCAGGCCAGCGAGCGCTCGGCGCTCTGGCCGACGCCAGCGGCACCCTCGGTTTGCCCCGACTGCCCGACGCAATAGGCGCTGGGGGCGGGTTGTCGATCGACAATCGCCTACCGGTCAGCCCTGCCCCCGTAGCCGCCTACGACAGCCACGACACCTACGAAATCAACATCCACCCCACGCCGTCCATGGACGCGCAGGCCATCGGCCGCGCTGTGCGCGCTGAAGTGGCGCGCATTGCCAACGAAAAAGACGCCCGCCGGCGCAGCCGACTGTCCGATCTGGAGTAACCGCGCATGATGCTTGCCCTCGGCATGTTCGTTTTCAGCCTGCCCACCGCCGCCTACCAGGAGCTGCAACGCCAGACCGAATGGCGCCACGGCAGCAACAACCGCGTGGGCGCCGCGCCTGCTCGGCAATTCACCGGCCGTGGCGACGACGCCATTACCCTGCCCGGGGTCATCCTGCCGGAGCTGGCCGGCAGCATCCTCAGCCTCGACGCTCTTCGCCTGATGGCCAACACCGGAAAGGCCTGGCCGATGGTCGAGGGCAGCGGCCGTATCTACGGCCTGTGGGTGATCGACAGCCTCAGCGAAACCCGGACGATCTTTTTCCGCGACGGCACGCCACGGCGCATCGAGTTCACCCTGAGCCTGAAACGCATCGATGACGACCGCATCGACCTGCTCGGCGCAGGCACCCGCGTCGGAGTCAGCCTCATGAGGTCGCTGCTGTGATTGATCCATCCCTGGCGGGCGTCACCGGCTATCTAGGCAGCGCCATCGACCGCTTCAAACGAGAAGCGGCGTACCCGATACCGGCGTTTCGGATCACCGTCGACGGCAACGACATCGCCCAGTTGATCAGCCCGCGCTTGATGAGTCTGGAGCTGACCGACAATCGCGGCATCGAGGCCGACCAATTGAGCCTGACCCTCAGCGACCATGACGGCCTGCTGGCAATCCCGCCCACCGGCGCAGTGATTCACCTGTGGCTGGGCTGGAGTGACACCGGCCTGGTCGACAAAGGCAGCTACACCGTCGACGAAACCGAGCACAGCGGCGCTCCGGACGTACTGAGCATTCGCGCCCGCTCGGCTGACCTGCGCAAGGGCCTGAAAAGCAAACGCGAACGCAGTTGGAGCAACGTCACCCTGCGCGACGTGCTCGGCGACATCGCCCTGGGCAACGGCTTGACCACCAACATCGCCAGCGCCCTTGAAGACTCGCCGATCCTGCAGCTTGACCAGGCCAACGAATCCGACGCCAACCTGATCAGCCGCCTCGGCGAAGAATTCGACGCCGTGATCACCATCAAGGCCGGCTGCCTCCTGTGCCTGCCCGCCGGCGGCGGCAAGACCGCCAGCGGCGCCGAACTGCCCCACATCACCCTCACCCGCGCCGACGGCGACCAACACCGCTACCTGCACGCCGACCGAGACAGCTACGACGGCGTGCGCGCCTACTATTACGACGTCAACAGCGCGAAGAAACTGGAGGCCATCGCCGGCGGTGGGGACAACCTAAAAGACCTGCGACACACCTACAGCGATCGACACTCCGCGTTACGCGCTGCCAGGGCCGAGTTCAACCGGCTGCAGCGCGGTAGCGCCACACTCAGCTACAGCCTGGCCATGGGCCGGCCGGACCTGATCCCGGAGCTGACTTACACGCTCCTGGGTGTGAAGGCGGAGATCGATGAAATCGTTTGGTATGGGGGGAACGTGCAGCACAGCTTGAGTCCGGATAACGGGTACACCGTTAGTTTGGAGCTGGAGAGCAAGCTGCCGGAGGATTCGGTTGGGGATTTGGTTGAGGAGAACACGGGGGATTACACGGAGGTGGTGGCGTATTACCGCGATCAAACTACCGGCACGGAGAAAATGTTCACTGCTGAGTGATCAGCAAAAGACACGGCAGTTGCAATAGCTATATGCGAACGAAAGCAGCGCTGCTCGGGCTTTAAATCGTGAACTAAAAAGATTGACTAAAAACCAGCAATTACCGTGACCCAAATCACTTGGCCATTTACGCTTTTTTTGCGCGGGCTTTGGCCCCCTTACCCGAGCCTTTTTTCACGCTATTTTTTGCGCTTTTATCAGTGGGCTTATAATACAGTGAAATAGGTATGTGACGAATCCTATAGTTTATCCCTGTAGCTTGATGAGAATGCATAGTACGAGATGTTAACGTTTCGGAACAACGCTCCGTGCACTCAACAGGCACTTCATAGTTAGTACCAACGTGCGCCATCCAACCGTCCATCAAACTCAACTTGTTTTGCTTCTGAGTATATATTAATAAGCCTCCCCTGCTACTCGTAGGATTACCATCCGTGTAACGATCTGACAGCTGTCTAAAACCTTCCATCAAGTAAGCAGGACCATTATCAAGCTTCGCCTCCCCCATCCATTCATATCGATCATTTTTGACCAACAGATCAACGTGTCCGTTTCGAAAGGTGTCATGATCTGCATCGAAGCCAGCAGTTTTCAGGGAGATTACAATTATGCCAGTAAGCTGATCTTCGCCCAGCGAATGATAAAGTGGTTTATTACGCTCCAAATTTAGCGCGACGTCTAAAATTTTGCTCTCTACCAAATCGCAAAAAGAATCGTAAGTGGCCGCGACCTCTTGAAGAAAAGCAACCTTAATGACATTCCCATCAGGCAACTGGAGAACATTACTCAAATTCATGATTCGATCACCGTTTTATCGGCGACATACAATATATATACTCGATCTTTGAAATCAGGATCTAAATATCCGTGTTCGGGATGACTTAACGCATCATCGAGCATCGCGGCCTGCAAATCCTCTCTAGTAATATCATGCGGAACACCATCGACATCTACGTACTGATATTGTTGTGCAAACAAACAAATGGGCGACGCTTTCAAATAGTTTAAAGCTCGCTGCAAATCTTCAATTGCACAGCCTCCTACAGCCTCCATCAATGCCGAATAAGTATACGCAGGATTACTGACAGCAGACCCCATAACAAGCTCAACCAACCTATAGCAAAAAACATCCAAACCGAGGGGCGCGGCCTCGACTTGAATCTTTTCGTATAATTGGTGGATGTTTATCATTTTGAAAAAGACGCTATCTTTTTAAGAACAAAATTAGAGTCACAGTTAGAACGTATACCCTTAAGTATAGCAAAGTCACACCGAGGAGCAAGGGAAACCGAGTTCTGGTGGGTGCCGGGCACGTATAATTCCGGCTTAGTTTTACCGCTATCAATATCTACTCGATGCCAAATTATAGCAATTTCAAATAATGTCATCTGATGATTAATTGCTTTCGCACCGTTCAGATGAAATGGCTCCTGCCGCAAATCAACGCCACCTTTCATCGTCTCAGTTTTAATCGAGCCGGTAGTTGTAGAAAACCCCAATTTTTTGATCGCACCGGCCGGATCTGAATAAATTTTCTTGATCAATGGAAATAGATTTTTTGGAGATTCGAAGATTTTTTCCTTTAGTGCATTTAAAAAATACAGTTGCGCTACTTTCCGCAGATCTTCGATTGACCTCTCTTGCTGCTTGACAGTTTGCAGCAACACATCACTGCGCGTAATATCTGCACGAAGCTCTACAACATTATGCTCAACATTTAAATATACAACATCGAATGTTTGATGATCATAGTGCTTTATCGCTACAATTTTGTCATGCTCTGGAAACTGAGCCAACATAGGAGCAGTGAAATTTGAGCGCTCATACTCCTCGCTAATTGTAAATACACGCTTGCGAGAATATATTATACCGACACCAAATTCGTCAGAAAATCTATGGACAACTTTCAAGTTACCATCATCTTTTTTCAGTTGATCCGCTGAAACAGACAATGGAAAAGAATCAAGCATCTCGCCTTTGTGCAACTGCACACTCTCAAGAACAGCTTTCACCGCTGACGTTTTGCTTGGATCGATAGGGAAATATGACGTAGCTTTCAAATCGCAAATAAGCTGAACACACAAGGCATTAACCAGCGTATCGTATAATGCGGGGGTTTTCTTTAGCGCCTGAGTAATGATAGCTTCCAGCTCTGTCCAGCTCCTTGCGGAGGGCAATTTCGCCGCTTTAAGAATATTCTGCGCGACATTGATGCCCGCACGAGATTTCAAGTTCCTAATCAGCAGCTCAGACTTACTCATACTTGCCCTCATCTAAAACCAATGCCTCCCATTAGAATTAGGGAGATATCAAATAACTGATCAAACCCGGCCTACCTCTAGCGACTTTATTAGATCACTATAACTGAGTAGATTCTTCGGCCTTCTAGAACAACCGGCGCATTCGATTAAACGGTTGCGCCGTTATTGACATGTAAGCTTTCTTCAAGGACAAGCCTGAATAAATAGGTATTTGTCGAGAATGCATGGCTCATAGATCACTTCCTTATGTCAGTTTGAGGGATCGCCGGTCGGCGACCTCACCAGCCCTGAAGCCAGGCTCTGGCGAGTGGATCATCGGCGTCCCTGTCTGACTGATCCGTTCTTAATGGGTACAGATTATGCTGGCCTTTTAGAATCGGCAAGGGCTGCAGTCAAATCCTTGAGGCGTTGCTCCACGTCCATCAGGCGTTTTTTCTCTTCGGCGGCGCTTTGTATCTCGCGTTTTCCGGCCTCACCAAGAGAGCGGAACAGCTCTAGCATGGTCTCTTCCTGCGTGTTTTCGGCCAAGACACCAGCCTCACCTGCCGAAACACCGTGAAACATTGATCCCTCACCCGTAAGGAGCCAATCGATGCTCACACCTAAATTGGTGCGAATTGCACCCATTGCTTTGGCGTTGGGTTCCCGCTCGTCCAGAAGATAATTCTGTAGCGTCCTGTATGGGATTCCTACGATCTCGGAAGCCTCCTTGATCGATAAACCCTTTAGATCGAGAACACCGCGAAGCCGCGTAGATATACTCATTTTTTCATAAACCCGGTTGACGCACTCGTTTTGGTGCGTATACTGCGAACAAACAGGTACATATTAACCAAGTAGGAACACATCAACCATGAGCCAAGCCATGGAAAAGCGCCAGATACAGGCGCGGCTGATCGAGAACGGGAGCAATTTCCGCCAGTTCGCCATCAGCCACGGCTACGAACCACGCACGGTTACTCAGGTGGTTCAGCGTTGGGCGGGACATGATTCGCTGCCTCGAGGTCGCCTTTCGTTCAGCATCCTTCGGGATATTTCCAAGGTGATCGGGAAAGAAGTACTACCCGGTATTCTCGCGGACTCAACTGAGCCAATGGCTGAACAGTCGGCTGTGTGAATCGACTTTAGAGGCGATGACGCCAGGGAGAAAACCAGAAGATGAAACGCCCAGTTCTAGCCAACAGAAAGGACGTTGTCAGCGCCGTGATTGGGGCCTTCAAAGGCGGCCGCCTCTACGCCGCTGCCAACCTGGGAATGCCCCTCAAGAAGTTCGACAACCAGGCCTATGAAAGCGCCGGCAGTCGGCCGTTGAGCGACGATCACATTCATCGACTTGAGCAGGTGGCTGGCACCACGTTCCTGCCCGACTACATCGCCGCCAAGTACGGCGGCCTGTTTGTCCCGCTGACCGCTTCGGCGGATCTGGACAATGTCGAGCTGTACAGCCGCTCCGTTAAAGCCGCCGCCAAGCGGGGTCGGGTTGATCAGATCATTGCCAAGGCGCTGGAGGATGGCGTGATTGAGTCCTGCGAAGCCCAGGCCATCGTCACCGCCCTGGCCCTCTATATGTCCGCCCGTTATGCCGAGGTGCTGGCGACCATCCGGCTGCACGGGCGGGGTGTTTCAGTATGAACACTCAGCCCTTGCCGAGACGTGCCTTGATTTCTTTTAGTGCAGTTGCCACGTCATCAACCGCAAAGCGTATGTCCTCTGCCTTCACAAAAAGTCCTGCTGGTTGCGAGGCTGTCAACGGGGTGGCCTCCCTGCCACGCATGATTTCCACCAAAGCTTCATGCCGCTCCTGCAAGCGCAGCATCAAACTTTCAACGTCCTTTTTTGGGTGAGTCGCCATGACCTGTATCTCCGAAGTAGAAAAACACCAATTGCTGGATCTGCTGGTTATCGCTCAACAGCGACTGGACACCCTAAAAGAAATCATCACCACCGCCAATCACGGTATTTCCGGTAGCGATATCCGGATTGCAATCGGCGATGCAATCACCCCTTTGAACATCGCCCATGAAGCGGCTGAAACGCTTTAAAGGAATCGGCCATGAGCACCTACAAACTGGTCTGCCCCCACTGCCACGGCCGCATGCGGATCCGCACCAGCGAGGGCACTCACATTTTTCTGCGCGTGGCGTACCTGCAATGCACCAATGAAGCCTGTGGCTGGTCGGTGCGTGCCCAGTTTGAAATGACCCACGAAATGAGCCCCAGCGGCATGGCCAACCCCGCGGTCACCCTACCAGTGGCGGACATCGCGCTGCGCCGTGCGGCCATGAGAAGCGCCGACGATCAACCCGACCTGCTCGACCAAATGGAAATGGAGTGTGCGAAATGAACCTTGATCAGCAAACCGATGACTACCGCAGCAGCATGCAGCTCGCGGCATTTTCCTACCTGCAACGGCACGAAGCGCAGTACCTGGTGGAGTCGGACCTGCTCTACGACAACTGCGTCCGTCACCTGACCACCTCGCTGGAGGTGCCCGTATTTATGGCGCAGCAATTGGTGCAAAAGGCTTGGACGGAGCTGCAGGTGGTCCACCAGCGCAAGTGGATCGGTGTCGACTGGGGCCATTCCCCGGGCAGCACCGTGGTGCACTTGATCGATACCCGCGCCGATCTGCGCTACCCGGTACCGGCGAGGCTGCTGCCGCAGACCCTGCTCGCCCAGCGCGATTGCGCACACAAGCACCACCCTCAGTAACTCCCCTTTAAACCTACTGCCCTGCCCTGCTTACCGTGGGTTTGGGTGAGCTTTGCCCGAAATCCGAGGTTGACCATGGAAATCGATATCGCCGTCAGCGCAACACTGAGTCGCTCCCAGGCCGAGGCGTTGCTCGAAACGCTGCGCAGCCAGTACACGCTGCAGTTCAACGAGTACTGGTACGACGATCGTTTTCGCATGGTCCCGGAGGTTCTACGGCATGGCTCGCTGCTGACGGCCTTCCCGGTGATGGCTGCGCAAAAACGCCTGATTGGCGCCCTCAAACACAGCCTCGGCGAAGTGAAGTAAGCCCTGATGAACATGGAAGACAAATTACGCGCCGAAGTTCTGCGACGACTTGAGTCTGATTACGAGCTCAAGCATCGCTCAGGGACTGATTACATGCGCGGCGGCAAGTGCCCTGCATGCAACAAGAAAGAGCTGTACACCCATCATTCCAACCCGTGGCGGATCATCTGTGGTCGCGAGAGCAAGTGCGGACAAAGCTGGCACATCAAAGAGATTTACGAAGACCTGTTCAACGACTGGAGCAAGCGAGCGCCTGCAACCAAGAATCACCCCAATGCAACGGCGCGCGCCTACCTGGAGTTCGCTCGCGGTTTTCGCCTCGATCTGATTCAGGGTTGGTTTACCCAGGACTCGTACTTCTCGGAAAAGCTCAATGAAGGCAGTGCGACGGTGCGTTTCGCCCTGGATCAAGGCGGCTACTGGGAGCGATTGATCGACCGTCCCCATCGCTTCGGCAAAATGAAAGCGCGCTTCAAACTCGGCGACAGCCCTCGCGGCTATTGGTGGTGCCCACCCTGCGTCGATCTGCTGGATGTCAAAGAGCTGTGGATTGTTGAAGGCATTTTCGACGCCATCGCCTTGGTACATAACGACGTCGCGGCTGTATCGGCCATGTCCTCCAACGCCTTCCCGGCAGAATCCCTCAAAGAGTTGGCGCGACTACGTGACGGCCAGTTGCCAAAACTGGTGTGGGCTTTGGACAACGAACCCGGCGCGCACCGCTACACCCGGCGCTGGGTCGAAATGGCCCGAGGCCTGGGTTACGAGTGCGAAGCAGCACAGATCCCGCAGACCGCTGACGGTCGGAAAATCGATTGGAATGACTTGCATCAGCGCTGGGCCTTTATCGACGACGTCGAGCAACGCGCCGAGCAAAGCAGTAGAGATCTGCGAGCTGCTCGCTATCACGGCTCGCTGCTTATCGCAGAAAGCGCCTCGGAAAAAGGCGTGCTGATGTACGACTGGCGTGAGCGCCATGAGTTTCACTTCGGCTACGACAGTCGGTTGTACTGGTTCAAGATGGACGTGGAGAAATTCAACAAAGCCATGCAGATGCTGGAGGGGTCCGACCGACACGAAGACCAGCTACTGAATCACGATCAACGCCGGCAGAAAGCCCTTCGCCAATGCGGCGGCGTGGTGGAAATCGCCAACTGCTACCCCCAGGCCCTGTACTTCCAGCGCAACGAAGTCACCGACGAGTCCTGGTACTACTTCCGCGTCGACTTCCCCCACGACAGCGGCAGCGTCAAGAACACCTTCACCGGGGGCCAGGTCGCCGCGGCCAGCGAGTTCAAGAAGCGCCTGCTGAGCATGGCCGCCGGCGCCGTGTTCACCGGCAGCGGTCAGCAGCTGGACAAGATAATGAAGGACCAACTCTTCGGTCTGAAAACCGTCGAGACCATCGACTTTGTCGGCTACAGCAAACAGCACAGCTGCTACGTGTTCGGCGATATCGCCGTGCGTAACGGCATCGTCAGTGAAGTGAACAAAGAGGACTTTTTCGAGTTCGGCAAGCTGCGGCTCAAGACCCTGCAAAAGTCGATCGCGATGCACATTCAGCGCGACAGCAAGGAATACCGCACCGACTGGCTGCCCATGCTGTGGCTGTGCTTCGGCGCCAAGGGCATTGTTGCCCTGGCGTTCTGGTTCGGCTCGCTGTTCGCCGAGCAGATCCGCGCACAGTACAAGTCCTACCCCTTTCTCGAAGTCACCGGAGAGGCCGGCGCGGGCAAGACCACGCTGCTGACCTTCCTGTGGAAACTGCTGGGCCGCGAACACGAAGGTTTCGACCCGTCGAAATCAACCCGGGCCGGCCGGCAACGGGCCATGGGTCAGGTCTCGAACATGCCGGTGGTGCTGATCGAGGGTGACCGCAACGAGCCGGACAAGGCCCACGCCAAGGGCTTCGACTGGGACGAACTGAAAGACTTCTTCGGCGGCGGCACGCTCGGCACCAAGGGCATGAAAACCAGTGGCAACGAGACTTACGAGCCGCCGTTTCGCGGGGCGATTGCCATTAGCCAGAACGCTGATGTCAGCGCCTCCGAGGCAATTCTTACGCGGATCATCAAGTCGCACTTCGCCCGCCCGGAAGTCACCACCGAGAGCCGTGCCGCTGCCGACAATCTGAACCTGATCCCGGTGGAGCACCTGAGCCATTTCCTGCTGCTGGCCGTGCGCGCCGAAGCGCAGATCATGAGCAAGTTCGCCGAGCGCGTACTGGTGCACGAACAGCAGCTGCGCAAGCTCAAGGACATCCGCGTCGAACGCATCATCAAGAACCACAGCCAGCTCATGGCCCTGGTCGACTGCCTGTGCCTGATCTGCCCGCTGGACGAAAACCAGCGAGTCACCACGCACCAGGCCCTGACGCGCATGGCCCTCGAGCGGCAGTCGGCGATCAGCGCCGATCACCCGTTGGTGGCTGAATTCTGGGAAGTCTACGAGTACCTGGAAAGCCTCGGCGAAGGCCCGCAAGTCAACCACAGCACCGATCCCAAGCTGATCGCCATCAACCTCAACGAATTCGCCGAGCTTGCCAGCCTGCACCGCCAAAACCTGGCCGACCTCAAAACCTTGCGCGGGCTGCTGACCGAAAGCCGCAGCCGCAAGCTGCTGGAAACCAACAAAGCCACCTACAGCGCCGTGCGCGCCTCGCAGAGTGCGGGCAATGCGATGTTCAACAAACCGTTAACCGTGCGCTGCTGGGTGTTCCAGGGCGCGTAATCGTTGTAACAACAGGGAGCAAAACAGATGACCAAGCATTTCGCTATCACCAACCTCATGCGCAACCAACTCGCCGATCAGCTCACCGCCCAGGCGATTGCCCAATCGGGACCTGCAATAGCGACAAGACTTCAGGCAATGAATGCAATTTTCTGGAGGGAACACATTGACCGGGTTGCGGCCCTTCCCGGTTTGGAAAAAAGCCAATGGAGCGCGTTGATTCAAGCGGGCGCCGTAACAGCCGTCAGTACCTGCGTGCCAACCACCAAAATTGAGGAGGGTGCGCACTTTTACAATCGAGAGTTTTTGAAGTTTAGCTATTCGGATCGCCAAGACAGAGAAAAGGCCCTGCTGAAACTGATCTTGGCATCACCTGCCTTCTCGGGTGTCGCCGACTTGGTTACGAAATCCGAGCGCTCTAGCAACAGCTACTCACTGCGTTTCAAGTCCACCACGGGTGCAGTTCCACGGACTCATAGCCTCAGTGACATTCCTAGCGACCATCCAATAGTCATTGCCGGCAGAAAGATCCAAACCGAGCTGGAAGAACTTCTCGGAGCTGCTGCCGTTTTCAGGGAGCAGGTCATAGACGTCCTAGTCGGCTGCCGTAGCTCTCGTCAAGTTGCAGAGCTTTTCCCTGAAGCCGCCCTGCTGCTACCTCAGCCCGTCACCAAAGAGCAGCATCTTGCACCTGTCGAGCTGATCGCATCTGTGCGTAAAGCACTTAGCAACGGCTTCCAGCAACAACATGAATATCAATGAAGGCGAGAAAACCACGATGAAGAACAGCGGCGAGAAAACAAGTGGTTTCGTGCAATTAGCGCCAGCAATTACCTGGGTCCTGGTCATTACGCTTTTGCTGACTCACATCCTCAGCCAAGGCCTGGATCTGATTTTGGTACTGGGAATGTTGGACTGCGCGATTGGCTAGTCGAACACCCTCGTCATGAAGAGGTGTCGAGGAGCGCCAACTCCCCGACACCGACCACCACCAAGGAGCAGCACCATGCAAGCACAACACCCAAGCAGCAGCGTCACAGAGGCTAGCACGATCCCGCTGAAAATCGGCGATAGCGTGTCCTACTTCATTGCCAGAACCCTGGCGCACAGCATCCGGCTCAGCATTTGCGTTGGCGTTATCGAAGCCATCGATGGCCAGGTTGCGATTGTCGTATCTGGCCACGGCCGGAGCCTTCAACCGTTGAACAAGCTTTCCCGTGACGGCGAGCTAAATGCTCTGACCATCGCCTTGATCGGGAGGACACTGTGATGCAGAAGCGCGTCCTCAAACACTTCCACTTCTGCTGCGGCCTCGGCGGCGGCGCCAAGGGGTTCAACCGGGCGAAACCCATTGTCGGCAACGTGCAGGGCGATTGGCAGTGCATCGGCGGTATCGATGTCGACCCGGCCGGGCTGCGCGACTTTGAGCGCTTGTCCGGAGTACCTGGCACTGTGATGGACCTGTTCACTCGCGGCATGTACGTCGCCTATCACGGCAAGCCGCCACCGGATGACTGGAGCGAAGCGACGCCGGAGGATGTGCGTCGTTCTGCCGGCAACCAACGGCCGGACGCGGTGTTCATCTCCAGCCCCTGCAAAGGTGCCTCGGGTTTGCTCTCGGAAACCATGAGCCAGACACCGAAGTACCAGGCGCTCAACGAGCTGACACTGCGCTGTGTGTGGCTGATGTGCGAGGCATGGAAGGACGATCCCGTCTCGCTGATCGTGTTCGAGAACGTACCGCGCCTGGCCACTCGCGGCCGGCACCTGCTGGACCAGATCAACCAGTTGCTCAACTGCCATGGTTACGCCGTCGCCGAAACCACCCACGACTGCGGCGTCATTGGCGGGCTGGCGCAAAGCCGCAAGCGCTTCCTGCTGGTGGCGCGCCACATCGCCAAGGTCCCACCGTTCCTGTACGAGCCGGAGAAGAAGACGCTCAAGTCGGTCGGCTCGATCCTCGGCCGCATGCCGTTGGCTGGTGACATTCAAGCTGCCGGCCCAATGCACCGGGTGCCGGCGCTGCAATGGAAAACCTGGGTGCGACTCGCCCTGGTCGAAGCCGGCAAGGATTGGCGCAGCCTGAATGACCTGGCGATCGAGGATGGCTATCTTCGTGACTTGGTGATTGTTCCTGAGTACCACACCGGTTATCTCGGCGTACACGACTGGCACGACACCCTCGGCACCGTGGCAGGCCGCAGCACGCCGACCAATGGCGCGTTCTCGGTGGCAGATCCGCGAGCGCCCGTCGGCGCCCAGCAGTACCAGCAGTACGGTGTTCGCCGTTGGGAGGGAACCAGCGGTGCCCTGATCGGCGTGAAATCGCCAGGGCAAGGCACATTCAGCGTTGCCGACCCGCGTGATCCAGGTATTGGCCACGCGAAATACAATGTGGCCTATTGGGATGGTACTTCGCGCACAGTGATCTCCGGGAGCACCACCGGGCAAGGCGCCTTTGCCGTGCAGGACCCGCGCCCGGGTATGAAGCGGACCAAGGGCGACGCCTACCTGACGGGTGGTCATTACGGTGTCGTTGATTGGGCTGACCGCTGCGGCGCCGTTGCAGCTTGCGCCCGACAGGACAACGGGCGTTGGTCGGTCGCGGATCCGCGTATGCCCGAAGCCAACGAACGCCTGACCTGCGTGATCGAAAGCCTCGATGGCACTTGGCACCGTCCCTTCACCACGCTGGAGCTGGCTGCGCTGCAAAGCCTGATCGAGCCCGAGGAGCAGTTGGAGCTAGACGGACTTAGCGATCAGGCATGGCGCGAGCGCATTGGCAACGCCGTGCCGCCAGCTGCGGCCGAAGCCATCGCCCACGTCATGGGCACCACTCTACTGCTGGCCGCTGCCGGCGAAACCTTCATGCTCAGCAGCATGCCGATCTGGGTTCAGCCCGTGGCGGTAGGCCTGAGCGTTTCTCAGCAGGTGACCCCATGAATCAGGCCAACTACGACTCCCGCACCGCTGACAAATTTGTAGTTCGCCTTCCGGATGGACTACGCGCCGAGATTGAAGCGGCAGCCAACCAGTCAGACCGAAGCATGAACAGCGTACTCATTCAGGCTGTACGTCAGTACCTGGACAGGCAAAAGCGCCAGGAGCTTCTGCTCGACGCCCTCACTCTGCAGGTCAAACAGGACAGCCCGTTAAAGGCTTTGCTGCAGGAGATCATCGATCACGCAGACCAAATCATCGACAGGGGCGGCCAGGCCGATGAGTTTTCACTCAGGGCCATGACTGCCAAAGCGCGGCTGGTAATAGAACCCAACAGGGAGGAGGCTCCATGAACAACAGCAAATCCTTCCCTTGGAATCTGGACCTGACCAGCACCTGCGACCAATGCGGCAAGTTTCGCGCCCACGGTAATCATCAAAAGTGCAGTAAGGCACGCCAAGCGCTGAATGCTGAGCGGCGCGCCAAGGAAGCTCCGACGCCTAGAAAAGGCGTGGGTTTGTTCTGGTTACTCCGCCAGGAGTGATCGGCAAAACTCAGCTGCCTAACAACCGCAACGAGAAAGGCCCGGCAACGGGTCTTTTTTCTTTCAGCTTGCTGGGCGGTACCGTCATCAATCGCGCGGGGACGCAAATGGCAGAAGGTATAGAAATCCGTGGCAACTCCATACGGATTCATTTTCGTTTCAACGGCAAACGCTACAAAGAGCTTATGCCCGGCGGCAACACAGCGGCCAACAGGGAACAGGCACAGCGCCTGATCAGCATCATCCGCTATGAAATCCAGGCTGGCTGCTTCAACTACAGCCGGCATTTTCCCGACTCCCCCCACCTGGTCGAAAACACTTTCGGCCACTACCTCGACCTCTGGCTGAAAATCAAAGCCAACAATGTCGCAGCCACGTCTTATCGGGGCTATGCCAACAAAGCCGAGGTCCACGTCAGACCTCGCTGGGGCAAGGTTCAGATTGACCAGATAGATCATCTGGATTTGCAAGAGTGGGTGCAGGACACCCTGTCGAAGCGCCTGAAGAACAAAACCATCCGCGACATCATCAGCAACGTCAGGCAGATCTTCCGGCTATACCGAACTCGCAAGAAAGTCGCTCATGATCCGACTGAGGGGCTCTTCGTCCGCCTGCCCGATCCGGAAGCCCCTGACCCGTTCACCCGGGCGGAAATCAAGCAGATCCTCGACACACCCACTGCGCGGACGCACGAACTGCTGATGGTGCAGTTCATGATTTGGGCCGGTCCTCGTGTTTCCGAGACCATCGCCCTGGCATGGGAGGATGTCGACCTGGCGCAAGGGACCGTGACCTTTCGTCGCTCCAAAGTGCGCGGTGCCTACCGGGTGACGAAGACCCGACGCTCGACGCGAAAGGTCCGCTTGCTCGAGCCTGCGTGGGACGCACTACGCAAGATCGACGCACTGACCCGGAACAAGGTGGCGGAAACGGTCGATATCGTTGAGCGGGATAACAAGACAGTCCGCCAGCACACGCTGCACTTTGTCTTCGTCAACACGAAAAGCGGCTTACCGCACGCCAATGACTTCGTGGTGCGGGATCGGTTTTTCAAGGCTCACTTGCTCGCAGCAGGAGTTCGCTATCGCGGGCCTGGGCAGTGCCGACACACGTACGCCAGCCAGTTGCTGACGACGGGAGTGGCCTCTATTGACTGGATTGCCGAACAGATGGGGCATACCAACGGAAACATGATCCGCCAGCACTACGGGACCTGGATTAATGAAGACGGTCCGGACGTCGTTGGCATGCTTCAGCACGCGTTAAAACTGTAACCCCCTCCCCCTCAGAACGCGGGTTTTGACCGACCAGAAAAACGGCCCCTGGCCCCATGGTGGTCCCATATCACCCATTTTCCACACGCCAAAAACCACAAACCCCCGACTTTCTCTAGGAAAATCAGGGGTTTGTGTTTGCAGAATGTGGCGGTGAAGGAGAGATTCGAACTCTCGATACAGTTTCCTGTATACACACTTTCCAGGCGTGCTCCTTAAGCCACTCGGACACTTCACCGTATCTCTTCAAACAAGTTCTGTCTGTCGAGGCGCGCTAATGTAGTCGAAAGCTTTTCTGATGGCAAACATTTTTTTCAGAATTTTCATGCGCTTAAGAGATTTGGCGATTCCTGTGGGTTTGCGGACAGGGCAAACCGGCCAATCTTCGGCCAGGCGCGTGCGTCTATATAGAAGCGAAGGCTGTGCAAGCGTGGCTGATAGTAGCGGGCGGCGTTGGTTTGGCTGACTGGCCGGTCAGTCACGGCGCTTTACCTGGCCTGCGGCCATGGGTAACGTCTGCCCCACTTCTCTATAAGGAATAGCGTCATGAGTGAGTTGATTTCGTACCACCTCGAAGACGGTATCGCGACCCTGACCTTGAGCAATGGCAAGGTCAATGCCATCTCGCCGGACGTGATCGGCGCTTTCAATGCTGCGCTGGATCAGGCGGTGACGGATCGGGCGGTGGTGATCATCACCGGCCAGCCGGGCATCCTCTCTGGCGGCTACGATCTGAAGGTCATGACGTCCGGGCCGAAAGAAGCCGTGAGTCTGGTCACTGCCGGCTCAACCCTCGCCCGCCGGCTACTGGCCCACCCGTTCCCGGTGATCGTCGCGTGCCCTGGGCATGCGGTGGCCAAGGGTGCGTTCATTCTGCTGTCAGCCGACTACCGGATTGGTGTCGACGGCCCGTTCAGCATTGGCCTGAACGAAGTGCAGATCGGCATGACCATGCACCATGCCGGCATTGAACTGGCCCGTGATCGCCTGCGCAAGTCGGCGTTCCACCGCTCAGTGATCAACGGCGAGATGTTCGATCCGCAAGGCGCGGTGGATGCAGGGTTCCTCGACAAGGTGGTGACCGCCGAAGAACTGCACGGCGCAGCGTTGGCCGCAGCGCGCCAATTGAAGAAGATCAACATGACCGCACACAAGAACACCAAGCTCAAGGCACGCAAGGCCCTGCTGGATACCCTGGATGCAGCGATCGTCCAGGATCAGGCCCATCTGGTTTAA